AAATGTTTCTTTAATCATATTCTTTAATTTATCTTTATCTAAATCAACTGGTAATTGATCTACATAATTATTAACAAGTGTCATTGTATCTTCTGTACCTTCTACCACATCATCACTTACTAGATTGGCATTCAGGTCGGAGTAATCTTCTAATATTTTTAACTCATGTACTGTAATTTTATTATATAATCTATCAAGTAATCTATCAAACATTTCATTGTTCTTTTTAGATACTACAATGAGTTTAACAAATTTATTATTAAAAGGACTTATATCAAAGTCATCATAATTAGTTTCAGTATCATTATACATTAACTTTGAAAATATAGTATTTGGATTAGGTATAAATTCTATCTCTCTTGTATCAGTATCAAATATATGAAACCCTTTTGTTTGACCATAATCTGACCAAGTCATTTCATATTGAGCGCCTAGATAGAATACTTGACCATCATCTGATTTTTTATGAAAGTGACCACTAAATGTTTTCTCAAATCTTTTTACAATACTTTTATCATATCCGTGTGTTTGTGTTATGTTCTCATGCATATAGAAACCATTTAAATCTAAATGGGCCATGCATACATCAGCCTTTGCTGTGTTTAATATATTGAAAGATTGTTCTTGATTTTCTGGATTGATCCAAGGTAACATTAATATATTTAAACCATCAAAATTAACTACTTTAGGTTCTTCATATATCCAAGGTTCGTTGACACCATCGGGCGCCGTACATAACTGTTGTAAAGCATTTACGCTGTTTGTATTTTTAAAGTATATGTCGTGATTACCTATTAGAATATGGGTATCAATTTTTTTGTCCCATAGTTTTTGTAAGAATTTCTTTTTGAAAGTATCAGCAATTCTGAAGTTAATATATTTTCTTCTATCAACCACATCACCTAAATGAATAAGTGTTTTGATATTGTGTTTATCCAGATATGGGAAAAATACTTCTTCATAGAATTTATGTAAGAAGTCATCAAATATAATACTATCATTTCTCACACCGAAGTGTGTATCGTTTAGTAGGGCTATTTTCATACTTATCTATTAATGTAGTTTCTTTTTTTTCTTATTCTCTTTTGGTTTTGTATCACTTGCGACACTTGGGAATACATTCTTTTTCAAAAACTCTAACATTTGATTTTTGTATTGAGCGTCATCACCTGTTAATGAATCTAACATCATTTCAGTATCAGAATTTGCAATTAACTTTGCTTTAACATCCTGTTGTTTTTTTTCTTTTTGTATTCTTCTGATAAAAGCATAATATATTATCTGTGTAAAATATGCAAATGGATTATTACTTTTGTGAGGATCAAAATTACTCATATACTGTAAGCAATTTTCTATACCATCTGAAATCATATCATCTCGATAAGTATAGTTTATAAAATTCGGTCTGTACGACAAGTGATTAGCAATCTTTAAAAAACACTCACCAATGTAGTTTGTTATCTGTGGTGCTTTTCTTTTTTTCTGTTCTGCAATCTCACGCAATGAACGGTATTCAGTCATAGCTTGAAGAAACTTTTTATTATCTACATAATGAGGTTTCAACTTAGCTTTGCTTGTTTTTGTTTTAACTTTGCTTGTTTTGCTTGTTTTCATTTTATTCATTATAATTTTCTTTCTTGTTATATAAAATATTATAACATTTTTAGTATCAAATGTAAAGCAAGTTGTATGGTAAATTATTCCTACCGGTTGCTTGACAGGCTTCAAAATCTGTGATAAAATGACTATGTAGTCGCTTGAGAAAAGCTCCTAGCTAGCAACTCAAATAAATTATTAATGGATAGTTTTCTTACTATATAAGTCTATAAGATCTTCTTCTGTCCAACCAGCAACTTCTCTTTCGCCATTTATTGTTTGATCAAGTTTATCAGCTATATGATATATCTTTTCAATTTCTTGAGCAGACAGTGGAGCTTTTGCTTTAGAGTCTTTACTTAATTTTGCTAATATTACTTCGTAATAGTTTGATATGTTTTTGTCCGCTTTGGCAATTACTAATACTTTATCTCTAGGTATAACATACTGTTTATCAGTTGTATATAGCATCCAAGGTGCCAATACAGAATCATCTTTAACACCAAACTCACTATCTCTTTGTACAGTTTGAAGCTCTAATGCATCTGAGATTCTTAAAAAATCTTTATCAACTGTTACACTACCCATAAGAGTTGTGCTGTCAGTTAATTTAATTATACGATAATCTGTTTTATTAGCCATACTACTATTTAGTCTTTTAGGTTAACGTTATGTATTTCATATTCAAATTCTTCCTCAGTATAAATGCTGATTCGTTCTTGAAAATGTTTTAATGTATAATTCTCTTTTGACTTGTAAATTAAATCATCCGATATATCATATAAAGTAGCATTAATTTTATTATCTCCTAATCTTAATCCTCTACCGATTGATTGTAGATTTCTTATTCTACTCTTTGATGGACTTGCAAAGACTATGTTGTGTAGGTTCTTAATGTTTATTCCTGTAGAAAATGTTCCATAAGATGCTACGATAATAGCATTGTTTTCGTTTTCAACTATAGCTCTTGCCTTTTCTCTTTCTTCTGTTTCTACACCACCATATATATAAAAAACCTTTCGATTTTCTTCCGCTTTTTCTGCAATGATCTTATGTAAATTTTTACCATGTTTCTCTACAAGCTGAAATAATATTAAAGTATTACCTTTAAGTTTAAGTGCTAGATTACGAATAAAATTATTTCTAGATTTACTACTTACAAGATAATCTATCTCGTCTTGATATTTACCATTTGCTACAATTTTAGAGTTGGCTTCACTATGTTTAAGAATCAAACATCTAACCACTAGATTACTTAACTGTTTCTTGTCCATTAACTTTTTAGTTGTAGTTACCTTGTTAACAGTACCAAATAGTCCTTCTAATACTAACTTATGTGTGTGAGCACCATCTAATGTTCCTGTAAGACCGATACGATATTTACAACCAATAAGTTTAGTCATAATTTCTGTTAATGATTTTGATTTAAACAGATGTGCCTCGTCACCAAACACAACACCAAATTGTTCAAAGTATTCTTTTGGCAACTTATATAAACTTTGCCATGTAGATATCAACACTTTTTTATTGGTTTGATTTGAATATCCACTATATAATCTATGACAATATTTTTTTACATTCCAACCATATGATTCGAAATCGGTATACATTTGTTCCACTAATGACGTTGTAGGTACAATTAATAATATCCGATTGTTAGACTCATCTTTAATTAGATGAGTGTAGTATCGTATTAAGGAATATATGATGAATGACTTGCCTGATGCAGTGGGACTTACTAGCAGCGCCCTATTGCGTTTTAAACTATGATATATTGCGTCTATCTGATAATCTCTTGCTTCAAATTTTTGTCCTAAACTATTAGAAAATTTAGTTACCGTTTCTTTATCAACCTTGTTATCTATCTCTATATCTTTACCAGCAACTATGCTATAGCCTCTCTCATCTGCAAAGGCTTTGATATATGGATATAGTCCAAAGTATATCTCTTTCGTCTTTTGTGAAAACAATCTTATCTTACCATCCCACATTCTATTTCGAAATGCTGGCATAAACTTGTATCCTGGTACATAGAAAGTAAAAAACTCCGATATCTCTCTTTGTATATCAGGCTCAGTTATTACTGTAATGTAAACTTCATTTACCTTTTCTACAATAAGAAGATCAGAATTATCTTTATTCATAATTTATATAACCCAAGTCATAATGCTATATCTAACACCACTAGTAACTTTTTTAACTTCATGTGGATACATAAAGTTTGACGGAAATACTACAGCAGAACCTTTGCCTTTATCAATTGTTTCACCACACAACGTAAACTCACCACCATCATAATCTTCATTTAAAAATATTAAAGATGTTATATGTGGATAACCTTGTTTTTGTCCATGACTATGATGAATATTATCTATATGTTCTTTCATAAACCCACCAGTTTCATAACAGTTAATTCTAAAATGTGTATATTCTTGAACCTTTATTTTATCATGTACACTAACATAATCATTGACCGTTTTCTCAAAGCCTTCTTGTAAAGTGTTGTAGAATTTATCTTTTGGTTTAATCCAATACTCTTTCATCTCAACTTTAGATGTGCCTGTATTACTATTTGTTGTTGTAAAGGTAGATGTTTTCCACCCCTTAAAGTGGTCTTTATTGTAGTAGTTAATTATATTATCACAGGTAGTTGAATCTAATACTTTAGGATAACAAAATATAAAGTTAGAAATTTCCTGATTGGAATTCATGGTGTTCTCCTAATTGACCTCTTATCTGTATATTCCATGATATACTTATACGATTACTCGTTGATAGATTTGTAGGGACCCAATGTACTAACCATGAAGGAAAGATTATTATTCGATTTGTTTTTGCTGTATAATGTAATAGACTTGCGTTATTTGTATTTTCGAATTTTTTTCTTGGTAGTATAACATTTGCACCTGGTCTTGGGTCCTGAAAAGTAATACCTGGTGTAGTTTCGTCAGCGTCTAAATAAAAAACGCCACTTAAAAAATTGTTTGAATGA